TGGTATCAAAAGATATCCAAAGACATCAGTACTATTCCTGAGGCTTTGGAACATTTCGAAAATCAATTGCAAGAAGCCAAACTGGAAATCAAAATCCGAGGCAATGTGGAAAAACAAGCAGCAGACATGCCTGGCATTGTGGAACACAGATTCAATCAATTACAAGAATTAGAAGCAGTATTAGAATATCTCAATATTGAATTGCGTAGACTACGCAGTTCTTATTTTAAAAAATATTTCGAAAGCTACAACAGAGCACTCACCAGCAGAGAAGTGGAGAAGTATGTGGATGGTGAAGCAGATGTGGTGGACTATGAAAAGATCATCAATGATTTTGCACTGATGCGCAACAAATGGTTGGGTATTTGCAAAGGACTAGACCAAAAGCAATGGCAGATGACCAACATAGTCAAATTGCGTGTGGCTGGTATGGAAGACGCCAGCATCTAGTCGCCAGATCCACTTTTAATCCATCAATTTCTATTTAAATACCACACAGAAACATTATCATGAAACTACTGATCAACAACAAAGAATTGGCACACTTTCTCAACAGTATCATCAATCACTTTCAAGTGGCCAAAGATAAAGTGCCATATGAGCACAGCGAAAGTTGGACACACATTAGACAGATCAAAACAAATATTAGACAGCACAGACGCTGGCTGAGAAAAATGCGCAATTCGGGAGAAGCAGAACAGGTGTTGGAAGCCAACAATGCCAGATGGAGCTGGGGCAAATGGCCTGGCAAATTGGAGAAAATTTTATATCGAGAGTTGACCAATTATGTGGGAAAAATATGGCAACTGATGGATCAAAATAAAGAAAAATATTTTAAAGTCATACATGAGAACATGGATCAGGTGTTGGAGGCATTGGGCACTGAGCGTGTGCTGAGCATGTACAAAAAAAGTAAGCAGCAGCATTTTGTTAAGAGCACAGGACTGACCATACACAAAAATGCTGAGTTGGTGCGCAGACAAGACTTCACTGATTATCAACAGGATTGTTTAATTAGAAATACCACAGGCAACGAACAGTTGTTGACTGAAAAAATAGATAAAAAATATCCCATGTGGTTCATAGACAGCGGCTACACCAACTTCTTAGAACCCAATAAAAAATGGCACAGATTGGTGCGCAATCACATACATCATGATCGGATGTTTGAAGCTCCTGTGGATAGATTATCTAACTTCACTAGTTTTCCCCAACCATGGCGTGAGTCAGGAGAGAAAATACTAATCATAGAACCAGGACCGTTCGCCGCTGGTATATTTCATGTGGATCTTAAAACTTGGAAATATGATGTGGAACGTGAACTGAAGAAACACACAGATAAAAAAATTGTGTTTAGAGAAAAAGCCAATAAAAAAGTACGCACCAGTCTTGTGGAAGAACTCCGCAATGAAGACTATTATTGTGTGGTGAATATTAATTCCAATGCTGCCACAGAAGCCATATGGTGTGGTATTCCTGTGATCACCTTGGACAAGCACATCACTAATCCCGTGAGCAGCAACAAGCTGTCAGACATAGAAAATTTACAGAAACCACATCTAGCACGTTGGTTGTGTGCTTTGAGTTACAGTCAATTCACTGTGCAAGAATTATTTGACGGCACTGCCATTAAGATTGTGAGAAAATATCATGTCTAAAGTTGCTGGCTTTGCAAAACCATTCATACAGAGCACCAAGAATACAGTGACCTTGGACAGTATGGACAAAAACAAACCCTTGCTTGTGATTGGCGTTACTTCAAAAAAATATGTGGATCAATGCAGAGCTGAACAACGTGATTTTTATTACATGGACACTGGATATTTTGGAAATTTTCGCAATGAATTTAATCCCAAAGGCAAGAAACATTTTGTAAGGATAGTAAAAAATGATGTGCAAAAAAATATTCTAGAAGAATATCCGTCTGATCGATGGGAATATCTAGTAAAAAATGATCACAGGCTGCAATGGAAGGGTTGGAAAAAATCTGGCAAAAAGATTCTCCTTGTCCTGCCTAATCCAAAGTCTTGTAATTTTTATAATATGAACATAGAACAATGGTTGTCAAAAACTATTGCTACCATAAAACAACATTCAGACCTGCCCATAATTATGCGAGAAAAAAAATCAAGGCCAGAAAGACACAATCATTCCATCTACAATGCCTTAGATCAAGACATATTTGCAACTGTGTGTTTCAATAGCATAGCAGCCATAGAATCCATAGCATATGGAGTGCCTGCATTTGTAGCAGTGCCTTGTGCTGCCAGCCCGTTGGCTCTGATGGATTTAACACAAATCAATACTCCATACTATCCCTGTGACAAGTTGATTGAAAAACATTGTTCATCATTGGCATATGGTCAGTTCACTCTGGAAGAAGTAGAAACCGGTTATGCTTGGAATATACTACAGGGACAAAAAAAATGAACAGATTTACTGTGGCAGCATATTACAAAGGCATACCACCTCAAAATAGAAACATTGAAAAGCAATTGATTCTTGATAATTTTTTACTGGGTGTGCGCACTGTGGGAGATATTGCTGTAGCACATCAGCAGTTCAATCCGATCGCATGTGATGTGGCATTGATTCAAGGATATGTGCATTCTCATGGCAAGGATGCTCCTCATCTAAGATTGCGACAGGCAGCTATCGATTTACAACATCAAAACAAAAAACGTGCATTGATTGTGGACAGCAGTCTGTTTCTGTATGTGGACAAAACAAATCCACATCATTATTTGAGATACAGTTTTGATGGAGTATTCCCTACTACTGGATTTTATTTTGACAAAGATATTGATCCTGACAGGTGGAAAAAAATTAGTTTGAATTTAAAGATCAACGTTAAACCATACAGAACACAAGGTGAACATGTTCTTATTTGTCTGCAAAGAAATGGTGGATGGAGTATGACTGGATTAAATGTGATAGATTGGTTGGATGCCACAATAAAAAAAATTCAACAGTTTTCTAATAGACCCATAATTGTAAGACCACACCCGGGTGATAAAAAAATAATGAGTATTTTAAAAATAAAATACAAAAACGTTTCATTGAGCAATAATCTAAATCTGATTGAGGATCTACGTAATGCTTGGGCCACTGTGGTATACAACAGTTCTCCCAGCGTGGCCAGCATCATAGAAGGAGTACCATCATTCGTCACAGATCCTGAACCCAAACACAGTCAAAGTTGTGCAGTAGCCAACACAGAGTTACATCACATAGAAAATCCCATATTGCCAGAAAGGCAACATTGGCTTGAACGCCTAGCCATGTGTCATTGGAATTTTGTAGAATTAAAATCTGGAGAAGCTTGGAATTTTTTAAGGAAATACATATGAAAAAATTTAAAAATGGTTGGTGCGTGCCTGTGGATGACCAAAGAATGAGTCATCATCTTGAACATGACGTTGACATGTTGAATCCAACTTATGAAGGCAAGTATCGCACACACATTCTAGAACATCTACCCAATCGTAGAACCTTTATAGATGTGGGTGCTAATGTGGGAGTGTGGAGTCTACCGTTTGTGAAACAATTCAAAAAAGTTGTAGGCTATGAACCTTCCAAACAAAACATAGAATGTCTCACTCACAACGTGGGCGATCTCATGGAGATTAGAACCAAGGCAGTGGCCAATTTTGAAGGCACAGCTGATTTCCGTCAAGGAGGAAAAAATTGCGGAGATGGCAAATTGTCTAGACCAGGAGCAAGAGTTGACTATACTGTGCCCGTGGTTAAATTGGACAACGAGAATCTTATGGATGTGGATCTAATCAAGATAGATGTGCAGGGTTGGGAGTTGGAAGTGCTGCAAGGAGCAATGGATTTAATTAAACAGCAGAAACCTTGGGTAGTTTTTGAGGTCAATCAAGACATTGATGTGTGCTGCACACTGATGGAACATGTAGGGTATGAGACCATAAGATTAAAAAGTAAAAGATTATTTTGTTGGGCACCCGTATCTGGTCACAACTCTCCGCATGATCGCACCCAGTTTGGAAGATACTTGGGCCCTGGACCGTATGCTGCTAGGTTCGGAGGCAAGTAATTTCCAAGTCTTTCCAGACATAAAATTAATCATTTCCAATACGATTCTGTTCTTGCAACTTTAAGATCTTCTTGATTGCTGCGACCTAGTTTCTTTCTACTGCCTTTGAGATGATCCAGCCATGCACCCCAATCACTGTTGATCAGTGGGTGTCCTTCACCCAACGTTGCACCAGCACGCGGTCTCAAATCATACAAGTGTGCTGACCAATCCAGCTGTCTCATCTGTGGAAATTTATTTTTGATCTGCTCAAACACATAGCTGTCATGCCATTCTTCCATGAGGAATATTCCATTTTCGGCATCGTCATACACACGTTGGAATTCTTTCAAAAAGTTTTTAATTATATCAGATTTTAAATTCATAGCATACAGTCCACATTCTGGATACTTGCCTTTTCTTCCCAGATAGCCAAGATCCATGTTGGGTGTGATCATGGTGGCAATATTT